TCGAACAAGAGCGTTCTGCACCCTCTATACTACGACTGAACTCTCGTACCTGCGGACCAAACGACCGCAATTCACGGCGAGCATCACGCATCGAGTTCAACAAGTTTTGGCTGTATGCGCGATCTAGCCGATTTACATCTTGTACGGCCTGTCTGAAATGCCGAGTACGCTCTTGTTCGACAGCACGAAGCTGTGCTACCTCTGCACGATGCACACGTGTAAGAGCTTGTGCTCGTTCAGCCGCAGCCCTACGTTGACTCGCTTCATATTGATTCAGTGACTGTGTTACGCGATTGACTATAGCTTGAGTCTCATTGAGACTCTTGTTAACTGCCGCAGTAGAACGTTGCAGTCCTACAAATGGCGCCTGTCCGATTGTGCCCAACTGTCGCAGTTGCGCCTGCAGCTGCGCAAGCTGCGACATCACCTGTTGGTAGTTAACTAGCTGGATATGGATGTTGAGATGTTGATCCACTACTTCGATCCTTGCTTGCTCTTCTTGCCACTACTTGCAAAGATGTCAGAGTCTATTGTACCTTCACTATCATGATCATTCTTTGCATTGATGACATCGACGAACGCAGCATCCATACCGTCTATGAGGTTCTCTAGATAGCTCACCACATCTTCATCCCGAATGTTATACCGAATACAATATGCTGTAAACGCCTCACTAGATATAGGGTTCACAGCCATACCGTTCTGTCGTTTATTCGAGAGGCGCCAGAAGGCTCGCCAGACCCACTCAAGATGCCAAGGTATTTCAGGATCTTCCTCAAGTAGTTTGACCAATGTTTGAGATATAGTTCCTTTCTCTTGTTGTCTCTTCACCAGTTTCTTGTAGAGTCCCTTACGTGCTTCCCTTACTCCACCTGGAAACCGAAGTCTCTTTCTGACAGCATCTTGGAGTAGTTTCCCTCAATATCCTCTGCCACGACACGATATGCTTTGTATTCACCGCTGACGGTACCAACGAAGTTGAACAATTCTTGAGAAATCAACATGGCATCGCGGGCAGCTTCCATCGAGTACGGCGTGTCATCGTCTTGGTCTCGAGTAAACCGCATACCTTTCCAGTCAAGTAAGTTAGCCTTTGCACGAAGACTAGATAGCACTTTACGTTCTTCTTCAATGGGCAATTCACCATTCGTCAGTTGCGTACGAATGCCAGGTGGCAGTGCCATCAGCGCCTTGTTGTATCGACTATTACCAGCAGCCGCGATTTTCAATTCGACACCTTTATACAGGACCCAGATGCCGTCTTCATATTTCGTACGATCAGTTCTCTCGTCTTCAAGCACAAACATTTGCAACTCCGTTTCCCATTGATCAGGATGTAACTTGGCGAAACGCTTCTGTTTCTTTCTAGAAGCGCTCGCCAAGTAGGATTGTAACAGTGCAAGGTCCATGAAAGGACACTACGATGTTACGACGTATCTTTGGTCAGAGTCCCAGCGCCAGAGAAGGTAGCCTGACCGGTAGAATGAACAGCGCCAGGAGAACCCCCCATGGGCTGATAACCATTGAACACACATCGACCATGATATCGCGGATTGTCAGCAGCAACTGTGCCGGTTCCAGGAATCAGTTCGATGTCGACTTTTGTCGCATTACCAATCAACCCGAACAGGGTCGCTTCGACACCGTTCGCGGAGTAGTCCTGGAAGAAAGTGACGGTCACTGACCAATCAATCAATCCTCCGGTAACGCGGTCCACTGTCGTATCACCCACACCCGTCGCTTCGGGGTTATTTTGGTTATACGACAGAGCAACTTCAGAAACGTAAGTCGAGAGATCAACTGAGTTGATCACGACCTGCGCTCCACGGAATACATGTTTAGCCATTGTTCATCTCCTTCGCGTTGACATTGCTGCCCGACCAACAATGGCAGCTTCTCGGTAAATCCTATAGCCGAGTCCAGGGACACCGCCTAGGATATCTGCATACGGTACCGCTGTAGCAATCGTAATCGTATCATCGATACCGATCCACTGTATTTTCGCGAGACCTGTCGCACGTACAGCCTCAATCAATCCAGAATAATACCCACGAATATCATTCTCACGTGTCGGAGGTGACAATATCGGCATCTCCCCATTCACTGTAACTCTTTGATTAATATGCCAATACCCTGTCCAATGGTGCCCACCACGAGTCAGCGCAACAGGATGGTCCATAATGTAATTGAATGCTGCAACTGCCGCGCGATTCTTTGCGTCGGCCGCTTCTTGACGAATACGTGCGCTGAATAACGATCCGATACGCTGCACGACTTTAGGATCAATTGATGCCTGTATCATCTACGCCTCGTACGTTAGCATACACGTCAACATCCAAAGATGCTGACCGTCTTGTGTCGGCTCTAAAGACGTTGGCTCACTGCCATGTAGTTCACAGTCCATGTAAGAAGCTAGTGGCCCCGAGAGTGCCGCTTGTTCTAACAAATCACGCAGGGAGATCGAATGAGCATAACCGTCTTCATAGTCGTTCCAACGGATATATATATGCACTACCGGAAAATAGATTTCACTTGACAGTGATACATTGCGCCGTGGTCGAGGACCGGCACCAGGCGACACACATATTTGATTCGTCGGTGTCGAGCCGAGTTGTCCATAGAAGACGTTCGTACCGATCGTCAGACCAGCAACGTTGTCACTTATATACTGTGCGACATTCTCTGGTGTGTTTACAACAGGCATTTCCAAACAGTCTCCGTGTGTCGAACGTTCGGTATCGCGGACGAGCTGCGCACTTCATATGCACCATCGACATCTCGTGGATCAGCCTCGACAGATGTGCCTTCGAACAACCAACTGCCACGTGCGACTGCTTGATCCACGTATACGACGTGCTTTATATCAACCATCTGTCCGTGCTCATACGTGCGTACAGCGTCGAACTCTTCCCAACGTACACTAATCGATGTCGGTACAGCGAAGATTGGATCACCAGCATTCGTCTTGCCAGTGACTGTCCAAAGCGTTGCACTTGTATCAAGATGCCGCATCAACGCCATAGATCACCTACCCAAGTGTACTGCTTACGCACTGATTCATGTGCAGGGTCGTACGAGCCATGGAAGTTAATGATACGAGCATGTTCCGGCACACTGAATCGTTTCATGGGACCTGGCTGTGTTATGATGTCGAGACGGAAACTCAATACACCATCCTCTTGCTTCCAAACTGGCTGTCCCGGACCGAGTACATAACTTATCCATGCCTGATCGGTGCCTACCATTCTCTTGGATTGCGTCAATCGACGAGACTCATGTGGATCGAATGCACTCCATACATCTGGGAACACCCCAGCATCCATCTGCAGCAGCGCACCATTATAATGCGTATTTCGGGCGGTGTCTCTATTCATCTTGAAGGGTAGATCATGATCAAACAGTGGTGTAAGATCATTTACGACCAGCATGTCTAGATCAATAGAAACGAACCGTGGTCCTAGTATCTCTTCTATATCAGGTGAGAATAGCTTCAGGCGGCGATAGCATCCTCCCAAGTCAGCATAGTCATTCCAAATTGGTACGACATCAATACCGCTATCGAGTCCTTCGGGCATATCCGTAATGCACACAAAGCGGTGTGGTATACTTAGATGGTCCCGAAACGCCCGATACAAAATATTAGCGTGATCGGCTCCGAAGAAGATCCGTTTACGACGATGGATGCTATGCGACGACCACAGCCAAGTAGCAACGGTTAACATTAGATTACTCTTTCCCACGGGAACAGCAGTGTATGCGGACGTAGATCGCCACTCGCTGCAATCGCCCACATCCGCTTATTGCATTCACGTCGATCGTAGTCTGTCTTACGCTCATATTTCGTCGTGCTTGCATCGTCTATCTCGGCCTGTGTATGTAACCACGTAACACATCGATCAAGGATAACGTGCTCAGCATGCTGAAGAGATCTACGACGATACATACCGTCCGTGCCATATACACCTGAGAATCGCTCGTCGTATCCGCCAATTCGCCAATACAAATCACGCGTCATGATATACGAATTCGGGTGGTCTTTCGCTATCGGTACTCGATTAGGAAATCGTGCTCTCCTAGGTGTATAGAAGCAGTCGGGATCGAGTACGGCCTCGTATAAATATGCGAGTGCTTGCTCGGGAACGATATGATCAATGTCTGTAAGGAACAGCCACGAATCGTCGTCTGCTTCACTAGCTGCAAGGTTTCTACAAGCTAGCCAATTCCAACGTACGTCGACGTTGATACGGTATAGGCGGTACTCGAATCCGATTTCTTCATACGCATCCTCTGCAGGTGTGTCTTTCGAGCCATCGTCGACGACAATGACGCGGAAATGATCACGCCATCTCTTCGGGAATCCTTTCCACGTATCCTGCTGCGCTTCGAGCATACGTGGGTTTTCGTAGTACGGATGTATCAACGTAATCTTCTTATTCATGGCAGCAACTCCACAATAAACTCGCGCTTGACCGTGCCCATCGTATACTTCCCCGACGACCAACGTTTTTCGAAGTGTTTCTTCCACCAATCAACACGCTTCACAATCAGATGCCCATTCCGACCATCTGACAGCCATTTATTTGTCGGTGCCATAGACACTACGAACACTGCAACACGCCCAGTCAAGGATCGAAGCTGATCAAGTACGTTATCTAAGCACTCCGGTTCGATATGCTCGAGAACGTCCGTGCAAGATACAAGATCAAATACGCCATTTACTGGATGTGCGAGATCCGGAATGGCTGGATCATAACTACGATACGCTTGAATCTGTCCTCCCGTATCAATCTCCTTAATCTTACGCACTAGTGTATTTTGTCCACAACCGTAATCAATTAGGCTTCGGCATTTGTGGTGCTGAGCAGTATCTAGCATAAGTTCTGCCCACTTATGTCCTCCACCACCGTAACCCTTAGGTCGGGCGTGCAGCTTCTTCTGTTCGGTAATGTACCATGGTGTTGCTAACATTATCTCCACTCCTTCCCTTTATAAATGCTATAGAACCGTCCCATATATCCAAGATCGAGTGCTTGTAGACCATGCAATGACAGAGTTCGTGCGAGAACAGTAGCAGCAGCACCGAGACTGAGCACGACAACATCGCTAGACTTTGCTATACACTTCACATGCTCGATTATATGTGGTGCATATTGCCAGGCATCTCGATCAACAGTCTCCACCTCAATAAGATCCCTTGCATTGTCTAGTAAACCATTCTTGTTGAATGTATTGCTCACTCCGCGCACTAGTATCACTTGTCGATCGTCCCAGATCATACGAACGCTGTTCCAATACTCATCACACTGTATATGTGGCGCTACATCTCCTCGCGTGATGAATGCTGAGCCATATGTCCGCTCTTCAACTAGGTATTTCCGCATATGTAAAGCACAGTTCCGCCAATAAGGTTCGTGCCCCTCTACAACGGGGCGGTGTAGCACAGGAGGAACGGCTACAATTATTCCCATCGAGTCTATTACCTTTATCAACTCCTTTTTCAGCTGCGGATCGGCGGTCTGTGTGTTACCATTACTACCAGCCATCAACGCGAATTCACTATTACCGAATCGCGCGATACTATGTCCCTTCCGAAGCACAGCAATAGTCTCCATCTCGCCTAAGAAGTACATGTTTCCGCCTCCAACGTCGTGAATGGGAAACATGTAAGTGCGCTTAACGGTGTAGCATTCGCTACTGTCATCCCGAGAGACTCCATCTGCGGTGCTGTGTGCTCAATAGCCGTGATGAATTGATCGTAGCAATTCGATGGCATGCGTCTACGATGCATATCATGATAGTTATGGAT